AGAAGCGCATCAGGGACAAGCTCGCCGCAGTGCGCGAGGAACTGCGCGGCCCGGCGCTGGACGCGCCGCCGGAAAACAGCATCGTGCTCGGCGCCCGTATCGTCACGCAGGAAGTCGCGCAGGCCGAAGGCCGCGCCCTGCTCGAACGCGACGCGCAGCCGGTCGAGGCGCGCCGCCCGCTGCGCCGCTCGGAGCGCAGCGTGGCCGAGAACATGGCCGAGTGGGACGCCCTCGACGCCCGCATCCGCGCCGGCGAAGCCGTGGGCGAGGACGAAGCCTACTGGCACGAGAGTTTTCAGCGTCATCCCTCCTGGCGCGCCGAGATGAAGCGGCGCGAGGCGCACGGGCGCGGCGGGGATGATGCCGAAAGGAGGCGGGCCGCCGGGTGAGTTGGCGCTCTCCGACGGCCCTTTTTTGAAGCAAGGCAAGGAGATTGTATCGCATGAAAACCGCAAACATCCAGAACCTCGGCCTGGTGCGCACCGCGCTGGAGTCGCTCGCCGGGCGGGCCGCCGGCCTGCCCGGCCTGGGCGTGCTCTACGGCCCGGCCGGCTGGGGCAAGACCACCGCGCTGGCGGCGGTGGCCAACGCCAGCCGCGCCTATTACGTGCAGATGCGCAGCGCCTGGGGGCGCAAGGCCCTGCTGGAAAAAATCCTGTTCGAGATGGGCCTCAAACCCGCCGGCGCCATCGCCAAAATGCTCGACGACATCTGCGCGCAACTGGCGAGCAGCCAGCGGCCGCTCATCATCGACGAGTTCGACTTCGCGCTCAGGGGCGACAGCATGGTCGAGCTGGTGCGCGACATCTACGAGGGCAGCCAGTCGGCGATGGTGCTCGCCGGCGAGGAACTGCTGCCGCGCCGGCTGGCGCGCTGGGAGCGTTTTCACAGTCGCGTGCTGGCGTGGATTCCCGCCGCGCCGGTCTCGCTGGCCGACGCCCGCGAACTGGCGCCGATCTACTGCGCCACGCCCTGCGCGGACGATTTCCTCGAACTGCTGGTCGGCAAGAGCGGCGGCAGCGTGCGGCGCGTGTCGGTGAATCTGGCGCGGGCCGGCGAGATCGCCGCCGCCGAGGGCTGGCGCAAGATCGACCGCAAGACCTGGAACGATACGCCGCTTTACACCGGGCAGGCGCCGACGCGCGAACTGCCGGAGGGATGCTGATGGCCCGCAAACCGGCAGCACTCGAGCTTGTGGGCGGCAAGGGGCCGCGCCAGCGCGTGTGGGATTCGATCCGTGCGCAACGGGGCGCGCCATTTACCCTGGCGGGCGTCACGCCCGGCGATGTGCCGCTGGCCACCGCGCGCACCTATCTGCAATGCCTGCTGGCGGGCGGCTATATCGGACTGGCGGGCGAACCGGCGCCCTTTGCGACATGCGCATGGCGTCTGATCGAGGATGCCGGCGCCGAGGCCCCGCGCGTGCGCAAGGATGGCAGCCCGGTAACGCAGGGACTCGCGCAAGAGCAAATGTGGCGCACGCTGCGCATGATGAAGGGCGACACCAACGCCCGCGAGCTGGCCGCCCACGCCAGCACGCCGGAAGTTCCGGTGCGCGAATCTGCCGCCGCCGACTACCTCGGCAACCTGCACCGCGCCGGCTACCTGGCGTGTGTGAAGCCCGGCAAGGGCGTCGGGCGCGGCGGCATCCAGGCGCGTTACCGGCTGGTGCGCGACACCGGCCCGCGTCCGCCCATGGTCTGCCGCACCCACGCGATCTATGACCCAAACCTTGACCGCGTCGTCTGGCACGACGACACCGTTACCGAAGAGGACGCCATCTATGGAACTTGAAGCCGCGGTAACGCCGACCGCCGCGATGCCCGACTGGCGCGCCATCCTCGCCCGCGAGGTCGATCTGCACCCGCGCGGCAAGGCCGGCGTCGCCGAACGCCTGAGCGTCTCGCGCAGCTACGTCAGCCGCGCCCTGTCGGAGGGCGCCAGCGCCTACGCCAGGGTGCCGCAGACCTTCATCCGCCGCGTGCTCGATCTCGAGTCCGACGTCGATTGCCCGGCCGCCGGCGGCCGCGTCGCCCGCGCCGAATGCCGCAAGGCCCTGCTGCCGGCGCCGACGCACAACCCGCTCGCCATGCGCATCTGGCGCGCGTGCCAGAGCTGCGCCATCAAACCGATTCAACCGATGCAGGAGATCAAGCCATGAACCTGTCGAAAGAGGAGCGCGCCGCGCTCAACGCCATGATGCTCGGTGGCCAGCTCGCCGCCGCCCGCTGCACCGAGCGCCTGCTGATGGACGGCGAGACCGTCCTCGTCGTGCGCATCTGCGGCGCCGGCGCGCGCATCGAGATTTTGCCCCCGCACAAGTCCAGCGCGCTGTGGCGCGAGGCCGGCGCCTGCAAGATCACACAGGCCGACATCACCTTCGTCTCGACGCGCTTCGGCTGCGAGATCCGCTGGACGCTCACGCGCGCCGAGGCCGAGCTGCTGCGCATCGCCGATTCCGCCAGACAGGTGCACTGATGAACGCCGCGGAAACCAGGATGCCAGAACATCAGACGCCGCAGTTTTTGCTGCGCCGGCAGCCGGCGCGCTTCGGCTGGTGGTCGGATCGCACGCTGATGATCGTCAAGGGCGACGAGACCATGACGCTCGATGCCGACGACATGCGCGCCCTGGCGCGCTTCGTCGAAGGCTGCAACGCGGAGCGCGAGACATGAGCGCCGTCTGCCGCGACATCCGCGGTCTGCGCGCCGCCGGCGCCACCATTCGCGAGATTGCCGCGCTCACCGGCCTGTCGCCTTCGGCCGTGTATAGGCGTCTGGCGCCGAAAGCGCGCGCGGCGACGGTCCCGGCGCCGACCGTCGAGCCGCATCGCCGCAAGGGCAGGACCGAGCGCGCCTGCCTGTGCTGCGGCAAGCCCTTCCTGTCCGAGGGCGCGCACAACCGCCTCTGCGATGTCTGTCGCAAGGGCGGCGGCGGCCCCTTCGACACCCCCGCCACCGTGCGTTACCGCTGAGGAGATTCGCCCATGAAACATGCCCGCCTCACCACCCCGCAACCCACCGGAGACACCGCATGATCACCCTCGCCGACATCGAAACCCGCGCGAAGAAATACGCCGAGGCGCGCGAGCGCGTCGCCGCCATCGTCGCCGACCTCAACAGCGGCATCGAGGCGCTCAAGCGCAACGAAATGCCGCGCCTCAAGAAGGCCATCGCCGCCGCTGCCGAGCATCACGACGCCCTCAAGGCCCTGATCGAGGATGCGCCCGATCTGTTCCAGAAGCCCAAGACCGTCACCTTCCACGGCCTGCGCCTGGGCTACATGAAGGGCAAGGGCGGCATCGAATGGGACGATGGCGACGCCGTCGTGGCCGCGATCCAGAAGTATCTGCCCGACCAGGCCGAGGCGCTGATCCGCTGGACGGGCAAGCCGCTCAAGGAAGCCCTCAACCAGCTCGACGTGGCCACGCTCAAGAAGATCGGCTGCCGCGTGGTCGATACCGGCGAGCAGGTCTTCATCAAGCCGGTGGACAGCGCCGTCGACAAGATGGTCGATGCGCTGCTCAAGGATGCGACCGAAAAAGCGGAGGCCTGAGATGTCCGCCACGCGCAATCAGCTCCTGGCGCGCCTGCATTGCATCAAGCGCGATGCAGGCTGGTCGGACGATGAGTACCGCGACATCCTGTACGCGCGCACCGGCAAGCGTTCGGCCGCCGATCTCGAAGGCGGCGCGCTGGCCCGTCTCGTCGCCCAGCTCGGCGAGCAAAAGCCCAAGGGCGGCTTCAAGCGCGACAACGAGTGGGCGTTCGTCGACGCCGCCGCCATCGACAAGCGCCCGCTGCTGCGCAAGATCTGCGCGGTCTGTCGCAGCATGGGGGTCGGCAAGCGTTACGCCGAGGGCGTGGCCAGGCGCCAGCACGGCGTGGCGCGCCGCCTCGAAATGATGGACATGGACGAGCTCTACGCCGTCGCCGGCGCGCTCGCGCGCACGCAGGCGCACAAGAAATGATGCGCCCGCTCGCCCCCGCCGATCTGGAGGCCGTGCGCGGCCTGCTGCCCTATACGGCCGCGCACCTGATCTCCGCGCTGGGCGAGGAGGCGGCGCTGGCGCTGCTCGGCCGGCTGGCCGGCCAGACCATCAACGTGCCCAAGCACCCGGACAACAACCCGGCTGGCTCGCGCAAGTGGGCGATGCTGGAGGAGATCGTCGGCCCCGAGGCCATGAAGAAACTCGCCGCCACCTTTGGCGGCATGCCGCTCGACGTGCCCACCTGCCTCAAGGCGCGCCGCGAAGCCCGCGACCGCGCCATCCGCGCCGAGTTCGACCGCCTGACGATGCAGGAAAAATACAGCAAGGCGCAGGCGATCTACGAGATCGGCCTCGCCTGCCGGCCCCCGCTCACCAGCCGGCAGATCGAAAAGATCGTCGACCGGCCGGATGCGGAGGCCGATACGGCGCAGGGGGTGTTGTTTTGAGGTCGATTACCCCCTGAACCAGCACACCCTGACGCCTCCCTCGCACGCGCGCGAAACTGCCGCGCATGCACCCCGTCGCCCCCACCCCCGATCAGGTTTGCGGCCGCTGCTCGAAATTCGAGCCGGCGCGCAGTGATCCCAAGTACGGCTATTGCAAGCCGCACATGCGGCTGGAGGCCGAGCGCACGCTGCTGCCGAAGGCGCGCGTGTTCGATGTCGACCATCCCTGCGTGCTGGTCGTCTGGCACGGCATGGAGCAGCGCCCGGCCTTCGTCGCCAAGGAACCCGCCGAATGAAAATCCGCATGCTCGACTGGCTGATCGCCTCGCTCGTCCTCGCCCTCTCGATCTGGCTGCTCGCGCCGCACCAGCTCGGCGTCACGCTCTACAAGCTCTCCCTGGTCAGCCTGGCGGCCGTGGTCGGCTACTGGATCGACCGCAGCCTGTTCCCCTACGCCCGGCCGGATGAGCTGACGCTCACCGATCACCAGGTGGCCGCCGCCTTCCTGCGTCGCGCCCTCGTCGTCGGTGCGTGCATCGTCGGGGTGAGTCTCGGTGCGTAAGCTCATTACCCTCACCGCCGCGCTGCTCGCCTCCTGCGGGCCGGTGTATGCGCAGGAGCCGCCTCGCGCCGCGCTGAAATACCGCGCCGAGCTGACGCGCGCGGTGCATCTGGTCTGGGGGCTGGACGGCCCCATCGCCACGATGGCGGCCCAGGTGCATCAGGAATCCGGCTGGCGGCCGGATGCCAGGAGCCCCTACGCCCACGGGCTGGCGCAATTCACCCCCGCCACGGCGGACTGGATCGCCGGCCAGGATGCCGCGCTCGCCGGCGCCGACACCGGCAACCCGGTCTGGGCCTTGCGCGCGCTGGCGCGTTACAACCGCTGGCTCTACGACCGCGTTCCAGGCGCAACGGCCCCCCACGCTCGCAACCCCGGCTCGCTGCCCCCCACGGGTGGGCTTGTTCCGGCTCGGGGCGGCCGGTCGCCGGAACGCAGCGACGCGTGCGCACGATGGATCGACACCCTGCGCGCCTACAACGGCGGGCTGGGCTGGGTGCAGCGCGAGGCGCGCACCGGCCAGCCGTGCGACGCCTTCCGCCGGCTCTCGGCCTGCGCCGAGAACCATACCTATCCCGCCCGGATTCTGTTGCGCCACCAGCCGCGCTATGCGAGCTGGGGGCCGGGAGTGAAATGTGCCTAATCCGCTCAACCTGGTCGTCGCCGCCGTCTCGATCGCCGTGGTGGTCGGCGGCTATCTCACCGGTCGCGACCACGGCCGCGCCGCCTGCGAAACCGGCTGGCAGCAGCGCGAGCTGGATCTCGCCGCGCTCTGGCGCGCGGAGGTCGAGCGCCGCCAGGCGCGGGCCGACGATCTGGCCCGCCGGCTCGCCGCCGCCGAAACCCGCACCCGCACCGTCCATCAGGAGGTCATCCGTGAAATTCCCTCTGCCACTTTGGGCCGCCCTTGTCTCGGCCCTGACGCTCTCGGCCTGCTCGACCGTTTCCCCGGTCTCGCCCCGGCCGGAGGATTGCCCGACGCCGCCGGCGAGCCTGTTGATTCCGCTGGCGCCGTTGCCACCGATACCCAGATCGCCGGCTGGATCGCCGACGCCTGGGAGCAGCACGAGCGCGAGCGCGCCCGCTGCAACGCATTGATCGAGTGGCATGCGAAATGAGCATACAAGTCGAATTCTGGCATCTGGTCGGGCTGGCGCTCTCGCTGGTAGGTGCATGGGTGGGGGGCGCGAAGCTGTTTTTTACCCAGGTGGATCGCCGCCTCGACGAGCGCTTCACCGCGCAGGAACGCGACCGGCAGACGCAATACGCCGCGCTCACCGCGCTGTTCCAGGCGCATGCCGAGGACGAGAAGAAGCGCCTCGACCGCCTCGACGGCGACATCAAGAGCCATGCCGAGCGCATGGCGCGGCTGGAGCAGGATGTGGAGCGCATGCCCAGCCACGACGACATCGGCCGGCTCTACGACAAGCTCAACTCGGTGGGCGCTGGGCTGGCCGCGTTGGGCGGCAAGATCGACGGCATCGAGGCGAGCATCCGCCAGGTGGTCGGGCGACTGATCGACAAGGGGATGAGGCATGAATGAGACCGACAGGAAGCGCCGCAACAGCCTGCTCGCCAGCATCGCTTTCGATAACGGCACAAGCATGGCGCGGCGCCTGCGCGTCGACCTCGAAGACGTGCATGGCATCGCCGTCACGCTCGACCGCGTGCGCGCCGACCTGCGCTGTCTGGCCGATGTGGGCGCGGTAACGCTGAACGGCGACATGGTCATGCTCACCGCCGAAGGCCGCGAACACGTGCAGCGTTTGCGGGATCTGTTCTGATGGCCCATGCCCCCGACAAGAAGATCAAGCTGCGCGCCGCCTACATCGGCGGCCTGCCGCTGGAGGCGGCCGCCGACAAGATCGGCGTGCCGCTGCCCACCGCCCGCAACTGGTTTCGCGAGGCCCGCGCCGCCGGCGACGACTGGGACAAGTTCCAGCGCGCCAGCCTGATCGTGGCGGGCGGCGGCGTCGAGCAGGCGATGGGCCGCATCATCGCCGCCGCGCTGTTGCGCTGCGAGGCGCTGCTGGAGACGCCGCCCGACGACATCGAGGCCAGCATCAAGGCCATGAGCACGCTCGGCGACACCATTGCCAAGCTCAATGCCGCCAGCGGCAAGTGGATGCCCGAGGCCGACAAGCTCGCCATCGAGGCCGCCGCCGTCAAGCGCTTCGCCGAACTGCTGGTCAAGCACCACCCTGCCGACGCCGGCAAGGTGATCGCCGTGCTGGAGCTGTTCGCCCGTGGCCAGTAACGCCCGCACCACCGCCCGCCAGCAGGCCGCCGACCTGCTGGCCTTCGCCGCCAGCCTGCGGCGGCGCATCGAGGCCGAGGTCGATGGCTTCGACCCCGACCCGGCGGCCTCGGCCAGACGGCGGCAGCGCGCGCAGGACGACTTCGAGTATTTCTGCCGCACCTACTTTCCGCACTACGTAAGGCTTGCCAACTCGGTGCTGCACGACTACCTCTACCGCCGGCTGCCGGAGATCGCGGCCTCGGACAAGGCCGAGGCCGACGCCATCGCCGCGCCGCGCGGCGAGGCCAAATCGACCATCACCAGCCAGTTGTTCGTGCTCTGGTGCATCCTCACCGAACGCAAGCGGTATGCCATGATCGGCATGGACGCCTTCGACCAGGCGGCCCTGATGCTCGAAGCCATCAAGGCCGAACTGGAGGCCAATCCGCGCCTGCTGATGGACTTCCCCGAGGCGACCGGCCCCGGCCCCGTCTGGCAGGCCGGCGCCATCGTCACGAAGAACGAGCGCAAGGTCGAGGCGGTCGGCAGCGGCAAGCGCATCCGCGGCCGGCGGCATGGCCCGCACCGGCCCGACCTGTTCGTCGGCGACGACCTGGAAAACGACGAGAACGTCAAGACGCCCGAGCAGCGCGACAAGCTGCAAAGCTGGATCACCAAGGCCGTGCTGAAACTCGGCGGCGCGGGAGAAAAATTCGACGTCATCGTCATCGGCACCGTCCTGCACTACGACTCGGTGCTGGCGCGGCTCCTGAAAAACCCGCTGTGGCGGGCGGCCAGGTTCAAGGCCATCATCCGCTGGCCGGTCAACATGGCGCTGTGGGATGCGTGGGAAACCCTGCTGCTCACGCAGGGCGAAGAAGCGGCCGCCAGCCACTACGCCGAGCACCGCGAGGAGATGGACGAGGGCGCCGAGGTGAGCTGGCCCGAGGGCCGGCCGCTGGCGGCGCTGATGAAGATCCGCGCGCGCGACGGCCATGCCGCCTTCGACTCGGAATTGCAGAACGATCCGCTCTCCGACGACGAAGCGCCGTTCGCCAAGGTCATCCAGTTCTGGCAGGAACTGCCGCCGCGCCTGCTGTGGTTCGGCGCCTGCGACCCCTCGCTGGGCAAGGCCGGCACCAGCCGCGACCCCTCGGCGTTACTGGTGGGCGGGCTGGATCGCGCCACCGGCGTGCTCTACGTCGTGCGCGCCGAGATCAGGAAGCGCCTGCCCGACCGCATCATCGAGGACGTCATCGCGCTCAACAAGGAGTTCCCGTGCCAGGTGTGGGCGGTCGAGGCGGTG